CAGGACGTCTACCCGAACGCCGACCACCACGCCATCCTCGTCGGCAAACAGGACGCCGACATAGGCCAGGCGGAACCCCACCACCACCCCCAGCCGTTCGAGCAGGCCGCCCGCAGGCCGCCCCCATACCCGAGCACCGCCAACTACGACGCCAAAGTCTGGGAGCACGTCGCCGACCGCGCCATCGGCGACGGAGTGGTCATCTGGAACGTGGCCGGCTGAGGAAACACCAGCTGCCAGCCTCACAGCGCCCTACCCTTTCCCGCCAGGAGCTCACGAGAAGGGAGAACCACGATGGGCCTCAAAGTCACACTCACCGTCACCGTCAGCAACCCGGACACCGGCTGGCAGCAGCAGACCAAAGACTCGGTCCTGACCTTCGACCCGACCACCACCGCAGCGGACATCGCCGACAAGGCAATGCGCTTCCTCAAGGAGGAGATCGACCACCCGAGGCTCCCCCTCGAGGAGAACCCGAACGCCGACGCCACCACCCACACCAGAGACGAGGACATGACCGACGAGGAGTGGGAGGCCAGCCTCAAGAACCCGGAGCCGGCGAACGCATGACCACCGGCCTCCCCCTCACCGAGGAGGCCTGGCAACACCAGGTGATCGACCTGGCCAAACTGTTCAAATGGCACGTCCACCACGCCCGACCCGCCCGCACCGAGCAGGGCTGGCGGACCCCCATCCAGGGCGACAAGGGCTTCCCCGACCTCGTCCTCGCCCGCAACGGCAGGGTCATCTTCGCCGAACTCAAAACCGACAGCCCGAGGAGCCGACTCCGCCCCGAACAGGAGGCCTGGGCCCGAGCCCTCACCCCCACCGCCGGCGAGCCCACCCACGAACACCACGTCTGGCGGCCGGCAGACCGCCGCCACGTCGAGGAGGCCCTCCGATGACCATGGAGGAGCGCCGCACCATCACCCTCATCGGCATCGCCCTCGGCGCCATCCTCCACCACCTCCTCGGCTGAGAGCCCATGCCCGCCACCCGAGAGCAGCTCGACCGCCTCGAAGCCGACCCGCTGACCTGGAAGCTGACCCTCTTCGAGAAGTACCAGACCGACACGACCGGCGCCGTCGTCGCCGACGGCCCCCACCACCGCCACTTCTGGACCTGGGTGTGGGCGATCGAACCCGGCCGCCGGCCCCGCCCGTTCGTCGGCATCTGGCCGCGAGGAGGAGCGAAAAGCACCAACGCCGAAATGGGCGCCGTCGCCCTCGGCCGGCACACCCGCCACCCCGACGGCCGCCGGGCCCCCGTCCGCAGCTACCTCTGGTACATCAGCGAAGTCCAGGAGCAGGCCGACGACCACGTCGACACCATCGGCGCCATGCTCGAGTCGGAGGAGGTGGCGACCTTCTACCCCGACCTGGCACGCCGAGCCGTCAACAAGTACGGCAGCAGCAAGGGCTGGAGGAGGAACCGTCTGAGGACCGCCGCCGGCTTCACCATCGACGCCGTCGGCCTCGACACGGCAGCCCGAGGCGTCAAGATCGAGGAGGCCCGGCCGGGCGGCCTCATCTTCGACGACATCGACGGCCGCCACGACACGGCCGCCACCACCGCCAAGAAGAAGGAGACCATCAAGAGCACCCTCATCCCCGCCGGTTCAGAGGACCGGGTCCTCCTTTTCATCCAGAACCTGATCACCCCGACGTCGATCTTCAGCCAGCTCGCCGACGGCACCGCCGGCTTCCTCACCAACCGGATCCTCAGCGGCCCCATCCCCGCCCTCGAGGACATGAGCTACCACGACAACGGCCACAAGACCATCCTCGCCGGCAGCCCCACCTGGGCGGGCCAGGACCTCGCCACCTGCCAGGCCGACGTAGACGAAATCGGCATCACCGCCTTCCGCGAGGAGGCGCAACACGAAGTCGAAGCGCCCCCCGGAGGCATGTTCGACCACCTCGACATGGCAGCCCTCCGCATCGACCACGCCGACCTGCCGCCCCTCACCCGAGTCGTCTGCTGGGTCGACCCGGCCGTCACCAAGAGGGACGAGAGCGACAGCCACGCCATCCAGATCGACGGCATCGACGGCCCGAGCACCACCGGCACCATCTACAGGCTGTACAGCTGGGAGGAGAAGGCGACCCCCCTCGCATCGATCAAACGGGCGATCACCCAGGCGGCCATCCACGGCGCCACCAGCGTCGGCGTCGAAACCGACCAGGGAGGCGACACCTGGCGGACCGTGTTCACCACCGCCCGCAACGCCGCCGAAGCCGAAGCCCGAGCCCGAGGAGACACCGACCTCGCAGACCGCATCCACCGGCAGACCTTCCGCGAGGCGAAAGCCGGCCAAGGCCAGGACCCCAAAGTCCACCGGGCCAGCCTCATGCTCGCCGACTACGAAAAGCCAGGCCGCCGCATCCGCCACGTCCTCGGCACCCACAACACCCTGGAGCGGGCCCTCGCCCGCTTCCCCAAGACAGCCCCCCTCGACCTCGCCGACGCCGCCTACTGGGCCTGGGACGACCTCCGCAACGGCAGCGAAGTCGCCGGCTGGAACCCCGACCAGGACCCAGAGCACGGCGGCGAGGAACCCGCCGACCCCTACGCCGCAGCGAGGCAGAGCCGCTGGCAGTAGGTCAGGCGCCGACGACGAGCACGACGACGGCCACACACAGGAGGAGGACCGCCACCACGAGCGGCGACCCGCCGCCCCGCAGGAGCTCGACAACGGCGAGAATCCCGGCGACAACGGCGAGGACCGCCGCAGCATTCGAAAGCCAAGCCATGAGGCCCACCAAGTACCCGCCGGCGCCCCACCACAAACCGCCACAAACCACTTGACAGCCCGAGGAGGAGCCGCATACTCGTCCTCATGAGAGACACCCTCCGCTTCAGCGTGACCACCGACCAGGGCACGTTCCAGATCGAGCAGCAGACCCCACAGCAGGCCACCAGCCACTGCGACCTGTGCGGCAGACCCGTCGACCCCTTCCGCATGGAGGACGGCTACACGACCTGCTGCAACGAGCTCGTCTGCGAGCGAGGCACCTGCATCACCGCCAAGATCACCCTCCCCGACGACAGCACCCACCGCGAGCACTACCGCGACCGGCAGGCCGCCATCGACGCCTGGGCCCCCACCGCCCGCCGAGACGAGACCGACACCTGCGAGAAGGCCACCAGAGGATGCAGCCGCAACCACGCCGCCATCTCCATCGAGACCGCCTGCGAGACCTGGTGATGACAGCCGCAGAAGCCAAGCCCGGCGACACCATCCGCACCCCCAACGGCGAGACCACCGTCAAGGCAGCCTGGACGACCACCCGAGCCGGCAAAGAGCGGATCGGCCTCGCCCTCACCAACGGCCTCGTCTACACCAACCTCCACCCCAAAGACAAGATCGGAGCAACCCCATGACCATCGCCCAACGCCTCGCCACCTACACCGTCACCGCCGGCCGCCTCCGGGCAGCCCGCCAAGCCCTGAGGAGACACACCCGATGACAGCCCCCACCACCGACCGCCGAGTCCGAGTCGACACCCCCTACGGCGCCTACGCCGCCCTCCTCGAGGACGCCGAACTCGGAGCCGACGTCGCCTACGGCCTCGCCCGCGAGAACAGCCGAGACGGCGCCGGCGTCACCGGCCGCGCCCGCTTCGCCCACAGCGGCACCCCCCAGAAGATCGCCACCAGCCGCGCAGGAGGAGCCCGATGAGCCGCCCACGCATCAGCCGAGGCGACCGAGTCGTCGACCCCGCCGGCCGCACCGGCACCGTCCACGACACCGACGGCCACTGGGCCACCGTCGCATTCGACGGAGGCGGCCACTTCGACAGCCCCGTCGAAGTCCTCCGCCACGCCACCCCCGCCGAGAGCCTGGGCAGCGACCAGGCAGCCCTCCACGGCCGCCGAGCCATGGAGGCCGCCGGCCACGCCGCCGCATACCAGGCGATCGCCGACGCCATCGAGGACCTCCGCAGCGCCGCCGAAGGCAGCGGCGTCAGCCCCCAGACCACCACCACCCTCAACGACGAGCTCCGCCGAGCCGAAGCCGAAGCCGCCCGGCACACCCGAGAGGCGGACTGGCACGCCCAGAAAGCGGCACAATGGGCCAGCAGACCATGAGCGACCAGACCCCGGAACCGGACAACACGACCACCGGCGAAGCCGGCTACGCCGTCTACCGCGACGGCCGCCAGCAGAGCCCGAGCGGCCTCACCTACATGGAGGCCGTCGGATGGCTCCACCGGGCCCAGGGCCAGAGCGTCGCCTGGGCCACCCAATACGAGGGCTGGGCGATCGAGGAGCAGCCCTACTGCCAGGCCCACGACATCTACGACTGCCCATTCCCCCACGAATAAACCGCCACAAACCCCTTGACACCCGAGGCGTCCTCCCGCATAGTGGGCCCCATGAGAGACACCACCACCGTCACCTACCGGACCGCCTACATGAGCAGGAGCATCCCGCCCCGCACCAAGACCTTCGAGGCCCTCGGCCGCATCGACAGCCTCACCCGAGCCCGAGCCTGGATGCAGCGCAACGGCATCCTCGCCATCAGCATCGAAACCACCACGACCGGCCAGGAGGGCTGAGGACCATGGGCCAGATCAGAGACCACCACCTCAACCCGACCGTCGCCGCCGACCTCGCCTGGAAGGCCGCCCACGCCGCCGCCGAGGCGGAGCAGGAGCGGCAGGCGTTCGCCAGCGACCCCGACTTCGCCGCCCGCCACGGCGAGCACTTCGACAGCCCCACCTTCGACCCCGGCAACAAGGCCGCCCTCGAAGCCGCCGCAGCCGCCGACCTGGAGGAGAAGCAGCACCTCGCCGCCTGGCTCAACCAGCAGGAGTGGAGCGCCTTCGCCAAGAGCCTCGCCCAGCAGTTCTACGCCAAGGGCATGGAGGCCGACAGCCTCAGCCCCAAGCAGTGGGACGCCGCCCGCAGCATGAAGGCGAAGTGCGACACCCGAGCCGCCGAGAAGACCGCCACCCAGAAGGCCGCCGAGGAGAAGCCGGCGACCGGCCTCGACCTCACCACCATCCCCGCCGGCTACTACGCCGTCCCCGACGGCACCACCCGCCTCAAGGTCCGCATCAACCACGTGACCAAGGGCAACTGGGCCGGCCACACCTTCGTAGACGACGGAGCCGCCTACGGCAGCCGACGCAACTACGGCCGCCAGACACCAGGCGGCACCTACAAGGGCGACATCGTCGAAGCCCTCCAGACCATCGCAGCAGACCCGGCCGCAGCCAGCGCCGCCTACGGCCGCCTCGTCGGCCGCTGCGGCATCTGCAACCGGCCCCTCGAGGACGCCGACAGCGTCGCCCGAGGCATCGGACCAATCTGCGCCGAGAACGCCGGCTGGTAGAGCACCAGCCGAGAAAGGAAAACGGACATGGAACTCCACGGCAACGGCGACCCCCGCCCCCGACGGGCAGGGAGCGCCCGCTTCGACCCCTACTGGAAAGTCCAATGGTGGGACCGGACCAGCCTCGCCTGGCGGGACATCCAGCAGGCCCACCAGACCCGAGAGGCCGCACAGGCCGCCGCCGCCGCCCACTGGGCCGCCAACGGCGAACCCGAGGTGCGCCTCATCCGCATCAGCGACGACGGCCAACGCCGCCCCGAGCCCACCAAGATCATGCGGATACCCGAGGCGGCCGCCAAAGCCCTCCGCACCAGCCCCCACAACAAGACCACCGCCGCCGACCACGCGGGACGCTTCGGCACGTTCGGCCCCGGAGTGAAATGGGTCTCGGACCCGGACACCAAACCCAGCGAGGAGAAGCCGTGAGGACCGAGGAGCGCCACTGGATCACCAACCCGGCCGGCCACCGAGCCCACCTGACCGAACACCGCGAATACGACCACGGCGACGAAGTCGACACCCCCTTCGGGCCCGCCGTCGTCATCGACACGACCGGAGGCCTCGCCCTCGACGCCTGGATCTGCGACTGGTGCAACAGCCGCATCCTCACCCGCTGGGGAACCGAACCGTTCCCCGTCGCCGCCGACGGAGGAGACGCCCTCTGCCACGACTGCCAGCAGCGAGTGGAGACCGGCCCGCAGTACAGCGACCGGGACGGCGAGCCCATCCCCCACACCACCGCCGGCCCCTGGCCGCCGCAGGGCTGCGGATGCCCGCCCTGCCGAAACACGACGGCGACGTGGGCCCCGTACTTCGTCAAAGCCTTCGAGCTAGGCTGGCGGCCGGCCTGACGAGGCCGAGCGGAGCGGAGGAAGCGCGAGGGCCCACCGGGAGACCGGGCGAGGGCCCTCGACGCGTCTAGGCTGACGCCCCACATGAGCCGCCTCGCCGACGCCTGGGCCGCCCTCCGAGGAGCCGACGCCCGCATCGAACACCACTACCACGTCGAGGAGGCCGCCCCGATCGACCCCGACGACAACCTCTACCGGACAGCCGGCGGAGGCCTCCGAGACCTCCAGGGCGCCACCCTCCGCCGAGCCCAGGACCTCAGCATCGACCTCTACCGGCGCAACCCCCTCGCCAACCGGATCATCAAGATCTACACGACGTTCATGGCCGGCGACGGCTTCACCATCAGCTGCGACAACCCCGACGTCCAGCAGACCGCCGACGACTTCTGGTACGCCGAACGCAACGAGATGGACCTCAACCACCGCCGGTTCGCCCGAGACTGGCTCCTCTACGGCGAGGGCATCCACCCGGTCGCCACCGACGACACCGGCAACACGACCGTCGGCTTCATCGACCCCCAACGGGTCGACAAGATCACGACCAGCGAACTCAACCAGCTCATCCTCGAACAGGTCGTCCTGAGGAGAGGCAACGGCGACGAGGAAGCCTTGGACATCATCCACCGGCAGACCGACCCCGCCCTCGACGACCTCGGCCTCCTCACCGGCGAAACCTTCGCCTGGCTCCACGACCGCATCGGAGCGGCCACCCGAGGCACCCCGTTTCTCCTCCCCATCCTCGACTGGCTCGACGCCTACGACCAGACCCTCTGGGAGCTTCTCGAACGGATCAAAGCGGTCCGGGCCTTCTTCTGGGACGTCGGCGTCGTCGGCGGCGAGACGGAGGTGGAGGCCGCCAAGAGAGTGTGGGGGACCACGGCGCCGAGGAGCGGCAGCGTCCGCTTCCGCACCGACGCCATGGAGATCAACGCCACCCAGCCCAACATTGGAGCCCACGAGGACGTAGCCGCCGCCACCTACATCCTCCGCATGATCGCCACCGGCGCCGGCCTCGCCCCCCACTGGCTGGGCGACCCCGAGGACGCCAACCGGAGCACCGCCGAACAAATGGACATTCCCGTCCTCCGCAGCCTCCAGGACACGCAGGCCATCTGGAAGGCGCAGACCGAGGAGCTCGTCCGCTTCGCCGTCGACCGGAAGGTGGCAGCCGGCATGCTGCCCGCCGTCGTCCCCGTCCACGACGAGCAGGGCAACCCGACCGGCGAACGGGCCCCCGCCGGGGAACTCGTCGAAGTCGTCACCCCCCAACTCACCGACGACGAAATCGAGGCGGCCGCCACCAGCCTCGCCGCCGTCGCCGGCGCCTTCACCCAACTCGACATGCTCGACGTCATCGACCGGGAGGCCATGAGAGTCGTCGTCCGCCGGCTGCTCCCCAGCCTCGGAGTGCCCGCCGACGAACTCCCCGACCCCGACGACGAGGAGACGACCGACGAGGACCTGCGGGCGGCCCTCGAGTCGATCCGCCGGCGAGCCGAGACCAGCGGCAAGCTCGAGGAGCTCCAGGAGCGCCTGTGACCACCCGGCTCCGGGAGGCGACGAGCCCGGAGGAATACGCCAGCCAGCTGTACGCCCTCCTCGGCGAAATCGGGAAGCTGAGCGGCGAGGCGGAGACCGCCATGATCGGCCTCCTCGACAGCGCCCGAGCGGAAGTCCAGAACCAGCTCGCCGGCCTCGACTGGGACAGCCCGAGCCGGGCGATGCTGAACCGGGCGAAAGCCGGCATCGACCAGACCGTCGCCAACCTCGCCGAAACCATGGGCACCACCATCAGCGGCCTCCAGGAGAAGGGATACGCCACCGGCGTCGACCTGGCGACGAAACCCCTCGGAGGCCGGGCGGGAGTCGAAGCCCTGAGCGCGGCGATCACCGTCGACCAGCTCCAAATCCTCCAGGGCTTCTCCGCCGACCTCGTCCAGGACGTGAGCACCCAACTGAGGAAGCGGATCAACGCCGAGATCAGCGCCGTCGTCATCGGAGCGAAAAGCCCCCACGCAGCAGCCCTCGCCATCGGCGCCAACCTCACCGACAAGAACCACTTCTCGACCATCGCCCACCGGGCCCGAGCCATCGTCGTCACCGAAACCGGACGGGCCCAAGCCCTCGGCAGCCAGAACGCACAGACCGCCCTCGCCCACAGCCTCGCCGCAGCCGGCGACCCGACCGTCGTGAGGAAACGCTGGCTCAACGCCCACCTGCCAGGAGCCCGGACCACCCACCTCGAGGCGGAGGCCCGCTACGGCCCGGAGGGCGAGACGGGCCCGATCGAGCACAACGCCTTCTACCAGGTGGGAGGGTTCAAAGCCTTCTACCCGAAGGACCCGAGCCTCCCCCCCAGCGAGAGCGTCCACTGCCACTGCGTCAGCGTCACCATCATTGACGAGGGCAGCGCCCAGGCGACCGCGAACCCGGCGACGACCGCCCCGGCGAAAGCGAACTACGCCGCCGCGAAGGCGGAGGCGGCCGCCCCCGCCGAGGCCAAGACCAAAGCCCTCGACGCCAAGGCGAGCGCATTTCTCGCCGACCCCTACGGCAGCGCCGGCCTGAGCCCAGTGAAAAGCCTCAAGACCGGAGGGACCGGCTACGGCGGCCAGGTGATGGCAGCCAAACTCGGCCACCCGACGGCGAAGGCAAGCGGATTCAAATGGGACAGCACCCTCGGCGCGTGGAAGCACCCGAAGGCGCCGGCCGGGAAGCAGCTCCCCGACTTCGACGCCCTCGACCCGGCCGAGCAGCTCGCCCTCATGGACAACGCCGGCCTCAACACGACGACGAAGGCGCAGATCGTCAAACACCTCGACATTCCCGAGCCGCCCGCCGCCGTCGCCTACACGACCACCCCGCCGGCAGCGGCAGCACCCGACCCGCCCAAGCCGAAACCCCCACCACCCCCGCCGCCGCCGCCGCCACCACCGGCACGGCCGGCGACCGCGAGCCCACGAGGCCGCCTGGCGGCCCTGAAGCCCGCAGGGACGCTCCACTCGACCACCAAGCCGCCCGTCAGCAAGGGCAACTTCATCGCCCGCGTGAAGGCCATCCTCGGCCGTGAAACCGTCACCGTGAAGGACGCCCGAGCGGCCAGCGACATGAAACAGTCGATCATGACCCGCATCGGCCGCCGCCTCGAGGCGGAGATCCCCGACAAGGCCAACCTGCTCTTCGAGCTCAGCGCCGAACTCAACGCCGGCGGATACGGCCGCACCTACGGCGCCGCCGACGTCTACCAGGAAGTCGCCAGCCGCCTCGTCCAGAACTGGGCGGCGACCAGCGGAGACAACCACCGCTGGGCCCTCGCCCTCCAGAAGGCAGCCGCCGACAAGTTCGACCTCCCCTGGCCGCCCGTCGGATACGCCGACCGGCTCGACAACCTCGACCGGAGCTACGGCGCCGCCGGCAGCATCTACGAGGGCAACACCCTCGGCGCCAACGTGGACACGATCATCGGGAAGTACGGCGACGTCCTCGACACGTTCCTCGAAGCCATGTACCAGGAGACCCAGGAGGAGCTCACCCGCCTCTTCCCCGGCAAGGACACCATCCGCCTCGTCCGCGGCATGGCAGCCAGCCTCGGAGCCAGCGGCACCATCCAGCACGTCCCCGTTATGCTCAACCCCCTGAGCAGCTTCGCCATCAACACGACCACCGCCCGCCGGTTCGGCCACAGCCTCATCTACGCCGACGTGCCCAAGGAGCGCATCCTCGGCTGCACCCTCAGCGGATTCGGCTGCCTCAACGAATACGAGTTCGTTGTCATCGGCGCCGCCCAGGCGGAAACCGTCGGGCTCATCTATTGACCACCCGCACCCCCGACGCCAGCCTCCCCGACGCCGACTGGACGAAGGCGACCTGGGACCTCGAACGGGACCCGGACTGGTGGGCGACGCAGGCGACCGAGGAGGCGGTCCGCACCATCGTCGAACTTCCCGCCTTCGCCGCAGCCCCCCCGGCCGTCGCCGACGCCATCCAACAGCGCCTGGCGGAACTCGCCGACTGAAGAAACCACAGCACGCCCCCACCCGCGCGCTAGCCTCACCGCCCATGGCAACACCCAAAGCCAAGAAGCCGGCCGCGAAGAAGGCCGCCCCCATCCCCGGCGTCCCCACCGAACCCGCCAAGGCCAACCTCACCGACACGGAGAAGGACGGCCTGAAAGTCCACGCCGGCGGCCGCAACATCCAGCCGGCCAGCCCGAAGCAGGGCATCCCCACCGAGCCCGAACGAGGCGGAGTCACCGACAAGGACCTCCACGTCAAGAACCCGAAACTCGCCGCCGACGCCTTCCCCGCCGAGGAGAAGGCGAAGCCGGCCGCCCAGCCGACCATCACCGGCAACGACGGAGCCCCCACCGAACCCGAGCGAGGCGGCGTCAGCGACCTCGAGCAGGAGCTCGCAGGAGCCTCATGACCCACGCCGTCCAAAGGCTGCAAGAGGCAACGGCCGGGACGGCGGCCGCCCAGACAGCCGCAACCCGAGCCGGGGAAGCCTTCACCGACCCGAACAGCATCACGACCCGCCTAGAGGCGATACACCGCGCCTTCGAAGGCCAGTGGCCGAGCAACCCCGACGGCGGCACCTGGAACCACGTCGAGGAGGTGTACGAGGACAACCTGCTCGCCCGCCTCAACGAGGACACCGTCCGCATCCCCTACACCCTCACCACCGCGGGCGGCCGCCCCGAAGTCACGTTCGGCAACCCCGAGAAGGTCACGGTCACCCTCAACGTCGCCGCCGTCGAGGAGGCGGACGTTTCACGTGAAACACCCGACCCGCAGCCCGAACACCTGACCCCCGAGGGCCTCGGCGGAGCCATCCTCGAGTCGGTCGACGGCGCCGACGAAGGCCGCATCTGGCGAGTCACCATGGTCCGCCCCGGCATCAGCAAGAACGGCCGCCGCTACCGACCCGAAGTCCTGAGGGAGGCGGCAGCCCTCTACGAGGGAGCCCGCAGCTTCGACGGCCACCGGGACCCGCAGGAGCGGAGACGGAGCGCCGTCGCCGGCATGACCGGCTGGCACGAAAACATCCAAGTCCAGGCGGACGGCAGCCTCACCAGCGACTTCCACATTGCGGAGAGCCGCGAGGACATCCGCCAGCTTTTCCTCACCGCCTGGAGGAACAAGCGCCCAGACCTCATCGGCTTCAGCCACGACGTCTCCGCCCTCACGGAGAACGTCCTGGTGGACCGGCGCCGCATCAGCGACGTCCGGAAGATCGTCGAAGTCCACTCAGTGGACGTCGTCGCTGACCCGTCGGCCGGCGGGCAGATCGAGCGCCTCGTCGCATCGAGGCAAGAAGGAGGACCAGAAATGGAGCTACAGGAATTCCTCCGGGCCTTGCGCGCCGGGGAACTCACGGAGGCTCAGCTGACCGAAGCGTACGAAGCCCACCCCGAGTGGGAGCAGATCGCCGAGGCCATCACCGAGGAGAGGGCAGCCGCCGCCGCAGCCGGCGCCGGCGAACCCGACCCGACCCCCGCCCCGGAGCGGGAGACGGACGCACCGCTGAGCCGCACCATGCGCAGCCTCACCATTGAGGCGGCAGGCAGGGAGCACAACCTCACCGAGGCGGCCATCGCCCGGCTCACCGAAACCCTCGGCGACGACGTCACCGAAGCGCAGGTGTTCGAGACGGCGGCAGCGACCGCCAGCATCTGGGACGCCGCCCTGGCGAGCCGGCCGAGCCAGCTCCCCGGCCAGGAGCGGATCACCGTCACCACCGAACAGCGGGACAAACTCCAGGAGGCCCTCGACGGCATGGTCGCCGGCCAACAGCAGGGAGACACCCCGCCGTTCAGGTCGATCAAGCAGGCGTACACGGCCTTCACCGGCGTCCAGCCCAACGGCATGGGAGAGGAGGACTTCAACCGGCGAATCTTCGCCGAAGCCGTCGGCGCCTACGCCAGCTACGACGACGCCCGGAGACTCACCGAATCCCTCACCACCGCCTCGTGGGCGGAGGCCCTGGGCGACAGCGTGAGGCGAGCCCTCATCCGGGAGTACCAGAGCAACGCCTACGACTCGTGGCGCCAGATCGTCAGCGACATCACGAGCCCGCCCGACTTCCGCACCAACCGGCGCGTGAGGGTCGGAGGCTACGACGTCCTGCCGACCGTGGCGGAGAGCGGCCCGTACACGGCGCTCACCAGCCCGACGGACGAGGAAGCGACCTTCGCCGTGACCAAGAAGGGCGGCACGGAGGACTACACGCTCGAGATGGTCGCCAACGACGACCTCGGCGCCCTCCGCCGCATCCCCCGGAACCTCGGACGGGCGGCAGCCCTCACCCTCTACCGGGCCATCTGGAACACGACGATCGCCGGCAACGCCACGATCTACGACGCCGTAGCGCTGTTCCACAACGTCAGCCACCTCAACGACAACGCCACGACCCCCCTCGCCGAGGCGGGGATCACGACGCTGCGACGGAGGATGCTGCGCCAGACCCAGCCCGGAGAGACCAACGGCTTCGTCGGCCTCATGCCACGGTTCCTCGTGGTGCCCCCGGAGCTGTGGGACACGGCCTTCAAGATCACGCAGAGCGGGACGAGCACCATCGGCGCGACCGAGAGCGCCACAACGCCGAACCCGTACCAGGGCCTGGTGCCGATCGAGGTGCCGACCCTGACGGACGCCAACGACTGGTACCTGATCGCCGACCCGAACACGGTGCCGACCATCGAAGTCGGCTTCTACCAGGGCCGCCAGGACCCCGAACTCCTCATCCAGGACCAACCCGCCGTCGGGTCGGTCTTCACCAACGACGAGTTCACCTGGAAGATCCGCCACATTTGGGGACTCACCGTCCTCGACTACCGCGGATTCCAGAGGGCGACCAACGCCTAACACGAGCCCCAGCGGGCCCGGAGCCCCGCCCCCACAAGCCGCTAAGGCGGAGGCGGGAGAACCGGGCCCAGGGCCCACTAGACAGCCGACGCGCCGGCTGGCATAGTGGCCGGCGAGCGGCCTCCCACAGCCGTCTCGCCCACAAGGCAAACCCTCGAAATACCCCCGAGGGAGCCCCTCCGGAGGAGGCCGGCGCCAAGGTGTCTCTCAACATCCAGGCCCGGCCTCCCCCCGCGTCTAGGCTGACCGCATGACGTGGAGCCGCAGCCAATACGAGGACCGCATCAGAGACCGGCTGGGAGACCTGGGCATCCTCCAGCACATCGGCGAGGAGCGCATCCCCCTCGCCCTCGAACGGGCCCTCAGCACCCTGACGAAGGACCGGCCGGCGGAACGGACCGACACGGCCAGCGGAGACGGCACCACCCAAACCCTCGACCTCGCCGCCCTCGACGGCTGGGTGGCCGGCTGGAGCCGCCTCATCAGCGTCGAACACCCGACCGGCAGCATCCCCCGCGAGTACATCGACAGCCAGGCCTACGCCGTCTGGGACGACACCCTCGAACTCGAGGAGGCGCCGGCCGCCGGCACCGACAACATCCGCCTCCGCTTCACCGGAGCCTGGGCCTTCCCCGACGACGACCCGGCCGACGACACCGCCCCCATCCCCGAGCCCTACGCCCAGGCGGTCGCCGACCTCGCAGCCGCCAACGTCGCCAAGGGCAAGGCCGTCGAATTCGCCCGGCAGCAGAGCACCAGCGTCGCCGGCGACCTCTTCCAGCGGGACGCCGCCCCCCTCTTCGAGGCGGCACGCACCTGGGAGAAGGCCTACGAGGACACCGTCCTCGGCCGGGCGGACACCCCGGACAGCCCCACCCCCGTCGCCATGGCCACCACCGACGTCGACGTGTTCCCCGCCTCGATCTTCCACCGGCGAGCCGACTACATCGCCGAGGAGGACTACGCCTGAGGAGAAACCGCCAACCGCCAGGACCCCCGCGCTAGCCTCACACCCGCAAGCGCAGCCGCCCGAGCCAGAGGAGCGAACAGCAATGAAGGCAGGAGCCACCGCCCGACCCTCGGGCGCCGTAGACCTGAGAATCGTGAGAGCCGCCAAAGCCCTCAACGAGGGCAGCGGAATCGCCCGCCCCCTCACCCTGCTCGAAACGATCGAGCACGGCTTCCCCCAGAAGGGCCTCCCCGAGGAGGTGAACGACTGGCGGGCCGACAACAGCCGCCACGTCTTCCGAGGCATGCGCAAGAACCTGCGGGCCCGCCGAGTGGCACGCCGCCTCGAGCTCCCCCACATGTGGTCGCAGCTTTGGCTGGTGAAGATCACCCCCGAGGGCGGCCGCCTCGAACTCGGCCTCGCCGGCATGAGGGTCGTGACCACCGCCGGCGTCAACTTCCTCGTCGACGCCCTCCAGGGCACCGTGGAACCGGAGATCCTCCGCTTCCACGGCATCGGCACGAACAACACCGCCGAAGCGCAGGGCGACACCGCCCTCGGCACCGAGCTCACCACCCAGTACAACCCGGACAACACGAGAGCGACCGGGACGCTGACCGAGGGAGCGAGCGCCAACATCTTCAGGACCGTCGGCACCAACACCGTCGACAGCGCCGTCGCCATCGTGGAGCACGGCATCCTGAGCCAGGCGGCGACGGGAGGCGGCACCCTCCTCGACCGGACCGTCTTCTCGACCGTCAACCTCGGCAACGGCGACAGCCTCGAATCGACCTACGACCTGACCCTCGCCGCCGGCGGATAAACGAGAAGGAGCCCCATGGCAGGCAAGACCAAGACCGTCAAGTGCGGCAACTGCAAGAAGGAAGCCGAAGTGTTCGCCGCCTCGATCGCCACCGACGAGGACACGACCTGGCAGTGCCCCCACTGCGGCAAGCCGAACACCATCAAGGCCAAGGCCGCCAAGGCCGGCTGACCCCGAACCGGGACAGCAGCGACGAGAGACCCCGCCAGGGCACGGCGGGGTCTCTAGCATCACCGCCCATGACCTGCCACGGCAACCCGGCCGACCACTGCTGCTGGCTGGCAGGGAGCCCGTGCCCGTTCCTCGAGGTGGAGACCGTCCCCGGCCGCCGCTGGGCCTGCGGCCTCCGCCGGGCCCTGGGCAGCTGGGAGAAGGTGCACGCCGACGCCCGCTACCAGACGCAGGTGAGGCCCGCCTGGGACGACGTCGAGGAGGCGACCGGACGCCCGTTCGCGGACTGCGGGGACTGGCCGGCCGGCCAGAAACCACAATGCTGCTTCGCCGGCGAACCCGAGGCCGCCGAACCCGCCCCCGAACTTCGAGCCTGGGCCGCCGCCCGCCGAGCCCAACGCAGGGCCGTGTGACATGGCGACCGCAACCCTCATCGCCAACGCCCTCCACACCAACGGCTGGGGGACGATCGACACCGACTGGCTAGACGACTTCGCCACGAGCACCGACGGCAACGAAATCCTGCCCGCCGGGAGCGGCGCCGGCGGCAACGGCAACACCGTCTTCCTCGGCATGACCGACATGCCCGCCGACTTCGGAGAGATCACCGCCGTAGACATCCGCTTCCGCTACCGGATGGACCCGACCACCTACGTCAACGACACCGTCTCCCTCACCTTCCAGATCTTCCAGAGCAACGAGAGCACCGCCCTCACCAACAGCGTCAACAGCGGCAACCTCGCCAGCACCACCCTGGCCAGCGTCGGCTACCTCAGCCTCGCCAGCCCCCAGAACGTCACCAACAAGAGCCTCTGGGACGGCCTCCGCCTCCGCATCGTCAACAACTACGCCGCCAACATGGGGTCGGACGGCTCGTTCATCCGCCTTGACGCCCTCGAAGTCCGCATCACCTACACGCCCGGCGGGACCACGTTTCAGGAGAACATGGGCGGCACGGTCACGCCGGCCGGCGCCCTCACCAACCAGGTCATCGGAGCCCCCTACGAGATCATCCGGCCGATCGGCGACATCAGCGCCGGCAGCTGGAGCACCGCCCCCCTCTGGTCGAAGGTGGACGACGACGCCAAGAGCAGCGGCAGCGAAAGCGACATCATCAGCGAGGCGGGAGGAGGCAACGCCTGCTTCCTCGACCTCGCCGAGCCGAGCGCCCCCGACACCTACGTCGGCTGGCGCATCCGCATCCGAGCCCGGAACGCGACCAGCGGCACCCGGACCTTCACCGGCAACATTGCCCGGAGCAGCGACAGCGCCATCCTCAGCGTCAGCCTGCTCAAGTCGATCACCAGCACCAGCTACGCCTGGTACGAGTTCCCCGTCACCTGGGACAGCACCGTCGAGAACATCGCCGCCATCGCCCTCAACGACCTCGCCGTCCGAGTCGACGCCGACAGCAGCGCCGGCCCCACCCTCCAGGTCGCCGCCGTCGAAGTCTGCATCCCCCTCCTCACCGGCCAGCCGCTGGGAGCACCGCCGTCGTGGAGCGCCGTCAGCTTGCCCAGCAAGGGCCGAGCCGGGCCCTGGACCACCGACGGCAGCCGCTGGGCCATCGGCATCGACACCAGCAGCAAACTCGCCTGGCTGTTCGAGGGGACCGCCCCGAGCGACGGCCACGACGCCGGCGACTGGGAGGCGGTCGCGCCCATCGCCGAACTGGTGACGAGCAACAGCGGCATCGTCGCCAACACCCCCTTCGACGCCAGCACCCGAGACACCATCACCACCCTCGACGCCATCCTCAACGCCGCCGGCGACATCGTCGCCTACGCGAGGACGAGCACGAGCTCGAGCCCCCGAGGAGTCATCACCGGCGTCGACCCGACCGACCTGAGCCCGACCGTGACGAGGACGGCGACGGCGAGCGCCGGCACCGCCGCCGACAACGACAACGTCCGCATCAACGAGAAGCAGGGGACCGCCGACGCCTACAAGACCGCCGCCGACGCCGGGAGCACCTTCGCCCTCTTCGTCAGCCGCCTCGTCCAGGACACCGGCAGCAACGTCACCATCACCGCCACCCCGCACACCCTGTACGACATGGTGGGCGCCGACGGCCGCCAGCACGTCTTCTACGGGAAAACCGACGCCGACAGCGCCCAAGGAGTCCGCCAGCGGACCCTCCGCAGCAACCACACCACCCAGACCGAACCAGGAGCCGACGCCACCAGCGAGGACCTGGCACGCCTCGGAGTCGGAGCCGGCTGGAGCAACGGAACCGTCTGGCGAGTCGTCAGCGCCCACCCTCAGGCCGACGGAGGAGGGATCACCGCCCTCGTCTTCGACTCGGCGGACAGCCCCACCCCGAGCCTCGAGACCGTGACAACGAGGGACGCCTTCGACGCCGCCTACGAGCAGAGCGTCGTCGCCCTCGGCGTCAACCCCGGAAGCAGCGCAGCCAAGGGAGTCGTCCTCTGGATCGATGACGCCGCCGACGGCATCTACGGCGCCTGGCGGACCGACGGCGGGAGCACGTGGACCGCCTTCGGAGAGCTCGTCGCGGGCAGCGCAGGACGCACCCGCCTGAGCGCCGCCGTCGTCGACGCCGACACGGTCGCCATCCTCGTCGCAGCCGGCAACGGCGACATCGAGTACTACGAGCTCGACCTGGCCTTCGGGAACACCGAACAGGAGAACATGAGCGGCAGCATCAGCCCGGCGGGAGCCCGCACCGCCCGGCCGCGGAAAGCCCTCGCCGCCACCATCACCCCGGCGGGAGCGCCGACCAAGGAGACGGCCACGACCAAGGCCGGCGCCGTCACCCCGGCAGGCGCAGCGACGAAGCGGACCCGGAAAACCCTCGCCGGCACCATCACCAGCACAGCCGCCGCCGCCGTCCGCATCGTCGTCCTCCTCGCCGCCGCCGGGACCATCACCGGAGCAGCCGCCGTCAGGAGAACCACGAGAACGGCCAAAACAGGCCAAATCGGCCCGGCGGGCACCAGGACCGCAGAGACCACGAAAACGGCCACAGGGACCGTCACAGGCACCGGAGCGGCCACGAAAAGGGCCCGCAGCACAAAGACCGGGACGATCACCCCCGCAGCAGCCCTAAACTTGATTCGGCTGAGGCTCCTGGCCGCTGCGGGGACCGTCACACCGGCAAGCCTCCTCGCCCGGATGACACAAAAGGTGGCCGCCGGGAGCCTCACGCCAGCAGCCACCACCACGAAGCGGAGCCCCCGCACCTACGCCGGCACCATCACCGGCACCGGCCAGACCACCAAGGAGGCGGGCCTCGACCAGGCGGGCTCGATCGGCACCGCCGGCACCGTTTCACGTGAAACGCAGACCACCAAGACGGGCGCCATCACGCCCGCCGGCGCCATCACGAGGAGAGCCGGCAAAGCCCTCACCGCCACGATCGCCCCGGCGGCAGCCCGCCTCGGGAAAACCCTCCTCGACATGGCGGCGACGATCAGCCCGACCGGCGCCAGCCAACACGAACTCGTAGACGACACCATTCAAAGGTTCTTCGACGGAACCCTCACCCCAGCGGGAGCGCTCGCCCGCGAGACCCGCAAGACCATCGCCGCCGCCCTCGGCACCGCCGGCGCCGCCCTCCTGAGCGCAGCGAAAACCCTCCAGGGGACCGCCACCCCCACCGGAGCCCGCACCGCCCGCACCCGGACCACCAAGACCGGGACCGTCACCCCCGCCGGCGCCCTGAGGAGAACCATCCGGGCGATCGTCGAAGGCGCCATCACCGCCGCAGGAGCGAGGACGGCGAAAACCCTCAACCGGGCGGCCGGCGCCCTCACCGCGGCCGGCAGCCTGACCACCGAAGTCAACCCCGGCGGATTCTTCATCCAAGTCGGCGGAGCCCTCACCACCGCCGGCAGCCTCCTCCGACGCATCGCCGCCACCATGGAAGGCACCGCCACCCCCGCCGGCGCCACCCGGAAGAAGGCTGCCCAGACCCACGAGGGGACCGTCGCGCCGACCGCGGCCGCCACCCTCCGAGCCACCATCCGCCTCGCCGCCAGCGCCACCATCGCCGGCGCAGGAGCCGTCACCCGCAAGACAGCCAAACGCCTGACCGCCAGCCTGGCGGCAGCCAGCACCATCACCCGCCAGACCCGCCGCCGCCTCACCGGCACCCTCAGCCCGACGGGCGCGACGAGGAAGCGGGCCCGCCTCACCCTCCAGGCGGCCATCGCCACCAGCGCCACCGTCGCCACCCAGATCTTCAACGTTCTCGCCGGCCCGATCTCTAAGCTGGTGCGAGGCCAGGGGAACCGCCGAGGACAGGTGCAGAGCCAGAGCCGCAGCGGAACCATCCGCCACCAGGGAGACACGAGCGAGGACACATGACGCAGGCGACCACCAACCTCGGCGAAATCGGAGCGGCCGGCGCCAACGCCAGCGGCCTCACCCCCATCGACCTCCCCCTCCAACGCGACGGAGGCGACTGGAACCTCACCGGCTACAGCGACGAAGCCATCGACGTCTGGGACCTGAGGACCAAGGAGGCCGTCGCCACCCCCGGCGGCATCACCGTCCAACAGCTCAACCCCGGCGTCATCCGCTGGACCCCCGACTACAGCCAGTACGCCACCGGCATCTACGAGGCCCGCATCCGCCTCAGCCCGAACGGAGGGACCAGCTTCGAGCACAGCGGCCTCTTCCGCTTCGCCATCGGCACCGCCGGGAACCCGACACCACCATGATCCTCCTCCGCCCCGCCGACCCGGCCCAGCCGATACGCATCGAGAACGCCGTCGCCATCCCCCTCGAGGAGCCGCCGCCCGGCTGGCTCACCGAACAGGCGACCTACGTCATCGAAAGCGCCGACGTGGAGCTCCCCGATGCCTGAGGCGCAGGGCAAGGGCGGCATCCGCTACAAGCTCGTCCCCGGCAAGTTCGGCGCCAACGCCGTCGACGCCGCCACCGCAGCCCCGCCCGGCATGGAGGCCCTCGTCCGCCGCATGATCGAACAGGGACGCACCGAGATCGTCAAGAGAACCCCCGTCGGCTGGTCCGGCCAACTCCGAGGCGGATACCAGACCGAGGTCCGCCGACGGGGAACGAAACACCCCATCGGAGTCATCGCCAACCCGACCATCTACCACGACCCGGCGGAGGAGGGACGGAAGCCGGGACGCCAGCCACCGACCGACGCCCTCATCCCCTGGGTGGCCAGCAAACTCGGAGTCCCCCCCGGCCCGGAACGCCGCAGCGTCGCCTTCCTCGTCGCCCGCAGCATCGGAGCCCACGGCACCAAGGGAGCCCACATGGTGGAGGAGGGCTGGGACGCCACCCGCGAGAAACTCCAACCCGAACTCAAAGCCCTCGGCCTCCGCCTCGTCAAAGTGATTGAGAAGTGACCTACAGCAGCGAATACGACGCCCAAGTCGAAGCCATCCGAACCGCCATCCTCACCGTTCCCGACGTCGGCAGGGTCCACGACCGGCCCCGCTACGGCGACTTCAGGGAACGCTGGGTGGCGACCATCGGAGGCGTCGACCAGATCAGAGCCTGGGAGATCAGCGCCCAACCCGACGAAGTCGTGAGGAGGGAGCAGGGACGCCGGCACCGCTACCGGACCTGGCAGATCACCGGCACCGTCGGCCTCGAGGACCTCAGCATCGAAGCGGACCCGGAGGCGAGCGCGACGAGCCCCAACGACAGCTTCCCCGACGCCAGCTACCACCACCTGCGGCGCCTCGCCGGCGAAATCGGAGACGCCCTCGACACGGCCCGGCCGACCTGGGTGGCCGCCGGCACCTTCATCGACACCGACCCGACCCAGCAGGGCGAACCAACAGTCATCACGATTGGCGGAGGAGCGCTGTGCTGGGGAACTATCCTCACCATCCGTGGCTACACCATCGTGACCCCGTGAGCCCGAGGAGACCATGAGCGGCAACACCAAGACCATCACCTGGAGAGGCCGACCCCGGCGCCTCGCCTGGACGACGGGCGAAGGCGACAAGGCGAAACGGGAGACCCTCCTGGTTGAGCCGGGCGGCGTCTACGAGATCCCCGCCGACGCCCACCTCGCCGGCCAGGGCACGAACTGGACCAGGAAAACCGACGACAAGAAAGACGAGAAGTAGGCCATGCCGACACAGCCCCTCAGCCCAGCCGACAGCCGGTCGTACCTCGGCTTCGCACGCCAGACCACGAAGGGCACCGGCGTCGCCCCGACCCGGTTCGCCACCTACGTCGGCGCCGTCACCTTCAACCACAACCCGCAGACCCGCCAGGTCCGGGAGGCCGGCGGAGGCCTCGTCCCCGCCCGCACCCTGAAGGACTTCATCGCCCCCGGCGTCCAGTTCGGCGCCCCCATGCGACCCGACCTCGTCGGAGCCGTCCTCGCCCTCTTCTTCGGCACCAGCCCGACGCCGACCGGCGCCGGCCCCTACACGCACACCATCACCCCGGCGGACGGCCGGCAGCTGGTGACGTTCGAACGGAACCTCGCCGACGACGTCATCGAACGGATCATCGACGGCGTCATCACCCAAGTCACCCTCAGCTACCAGAAGCGGGACAGCGGCCCCGAGCTCATGTTCACCGCCGTCGCCGAAGGCCGCACCGAGGAGGACCGGCCGAGCCCGACCGCCGAGACCTACGAGGCAGACCGGCCGTTCCTGAGGAGCGACTGCGCCTGGACCGTCGACACCAGCCTCACCCCCCTCAACGTGGAGTCGTGCACGATCGACATCACCAAGGAGTTCGACGGCACCATCCTCGCCGACGGCCTCGTCCGCAGCGACATCGTCCCCCTCCGCTACGCCATCAGCGTCGAACTCATCCAGCTTTTCGAGAGCGCCGACGAGGCCGACGCCTACAGGCTCACCCACTACTACGACGGGACCGCCACCCCCGGCACCCAACCCGGAGAACTCACCTACCCCGGAGACCTCGAGGTGCTCGCCGACTACGGCGCCGGCGCAGGAGCCCGCAGCATCGAAATCGCCATCCCCAACATCGACTGGGGCGAGGCGATCCTGAGCGACAACGACCCGGAGGCGAGCGAGGCGGTCCGCCTCACCCGCCGAGGCGACGTCGTGGCAGGAGCGGGAGCGCCGATCACGGCCACCGTCGTCAACAACACCGCCACCGCCTACGTCCCGTAGACATGGACCCGGCAGCCGTCGCCACCGCCGTCACCCTCGGCAGCCTCGTCTACGCCGTCGTCCACCTCTACCGGAAACGCCGCAAGCCGTAAGGCGCCCCGGCTACGCTCGACGCCACCAGCCCACGCTCAGAGAAGGGAGCACCCACCATGGCCAAGACACTCCGCCGCGAGGACATCCTCAACGCCCTCGACATGCCGATGGACACCGTCCACGTCCCCCGCTGGGGCGGCGACGTCCTCGTCCGGGCGATGCCCGTCGGCCACCCCCGCTACCGGCTCTACGTTGACGGAGGCGCCGGCAAGGGACGGAAGGCCCCGGAGACCGCAGCCGAGGAGTTCGCCCGCCGCATGGTCGGCACCGTCATCATGAGCGCCCTCGACCCGGACACCGAAACACCCATGTTCACCTGGGACGACGCCGACGCCCTCCGGGAGCGCCACTGGAACAGCGTCATCAAAGTAGCGACCAAGGCCCTCGAGCTCGCCGGCGGCGACGACGACGACGAGGAGGAGCCCGCAGAGGCGCCAGCCGACGACGACGCCGGCATCCACCTGGTCGCCGAGGAGACGGAGGCCGACGAGCCAGAGGGCGACGACAGCCCCGAGGAGGCCCCCACAGCGGCCCCTTTCGAGCAGTAGCCACCGGAGGACCCGGAGACCCGCTCGCCGCCTACAAGGCGCACCTGAGGGCCAAGCCGGGCCTCCGCCGCATCTACCGGCTCACCGTCAAACACCTCGGCCGGCTCCCCCACGAAGTGGTGGCGACCGCCCCCGAACACCAGCTGATGCTCGCCCTCGCCCTCCTCGCCCTCGAGGAGGAGGAGGCAGCCGCCGCCCTCCGAGCCCGAGCGGCCGCACAGCGGGAGGCGGCCCGCACCCCGGCGAAGTGGAAGCGCATCCACGCCGCCGTCGACCGGGCAGCCGCAGCCATGCGCGACCTCAACTGAGGAGACCGGGAGCCGCCAGACCCGGCCGCTAGCCTCACCACCGTGACGATCCGGGAGAAGGTCCTCCTAGAGGGCGAGGACCGAGCCAGCCAGGCCTTCGACAAAGCAGGCGGCAGCTTCGAAAAGATGGGCGGGACCTTCAAGAAGGTCGCCCTCACCGGCGGCATTGCCATCGCCGGCGCCAAGCTCCTCGACCTGGCCGGCCAGGCCGTCAAACTCGCCGTCGACGCCGGCGAGGCAGAGGCCGCCTTCAACACGACGTTCGGAGAGGCCCTCCCCGAGATGACCCGGTTCGTCGAGGACTTCGCCAACAAGGCGGGGTTCACCACCGGCGAAATGCAGCAGCTCCTCGCCGTCACCGGCAACGTCGCCCAGGGCATCGGAGCGACCGAGGCGGAGAGCGCAGACCTCGCCCAAAGCATGGCGACCCTCGCCGGCGACGTCGCCTCGTTCTCGAACGCCGCAGGAGGAGCCCCCGCAGTCCTCCAGGCCCTGCAGAGCGCCATGAACGGCGAGCGGGAGGCACTGAAAACCTACGGCCTCGCCATCAGCGAAGCGGAGGTCCAGGAGCGGGCCCTCGCCACCACCCAGAAAACGAGAGCGGAGGACCTCACCCGGCTGGAGAAGGCGCAGGCGACCATGGCCGTCGCCTACGAGAAGGCCGGGAAAGCCGTCGGAGACCTGGAACGGACCGAGGACTCGGCGGCCAACACCCTTCGCCGGCTCCAAGCCCGAGTCAAGGAGGCGGGAACCGCAGCCGGCGCCGAGCTCCTCCCAGCCCTCGAGGAAATCCTCCCCGTAATCGAGGACCTGATCCCCGCCCTCGGCGACGCCGCCGCCAGCGCCGCCGCCTTCTTCGGCACCCTCGCCACCGCCGCCACCCCCGCCCTCGAAAAGGTGGACGACGTGATGGACGGGCTGAGCATCGCAGCCAACACGGCCATCGCCCTCGGAGCGACCCTCGCCGAGGGAGCCGCCGAACTCTTCACCTTCGGCCAGGCGGACACCACCGGCCTCCGCAACATGAGCGCCTTCGCCGTCCACGCCAACGACATCATCGACGTCGTCCGCCAGATCAAAGCGGAGCAGGTCCCAGGCGCCAACGCAGCCACCCAATACGCCAACGCCGTCGCCCACGTCGGCCGGGAGAGCGGCATCAGCACCGACCTGCTCGACCAGGTGGCGACAGCGACCGGAGCGACCGCCGAGGAGCAGCTGACCGCCCTCGGCCACCTGCGCGACTACGCCGAGGCGAACGACTTCGCCCAGGCCGACATCTTCAAACTCATCGACGCCGAAGTCGCCCTCAAAACCGAACTCGGCCTCATCGACACCGCCTACCTGGGCGCCGGCTTCGCCGCCCACCTGATGGCCGAGGAGACAACGGCCGCCGCCGAGACCATCCCCCAGATCACCGAGGAGGGAGAGAAGGCCGCCGACGCCATCGTCAAGATGGGCGACGCCGCCCTCGAGGCCGCCGCAGCCTTCCGCGACGACCTCGCCGCCGAGGCCAACGACTTCATCACCGGCTTCGAGGAGCTCCCCGACCGGGTCGACACGACCATGGACGAGTTCGAGGACAACCTCACCGACCGGGTGGAGGAGCAAACGAAATTCTGGGAGGGCCTCGCCGCGCTCGCCCGCGCCGGCTTCGGCCACCTTGCCGAGGAGATCCGAGTTCAGGGCCCGAGCGCCACCGGCCTCCTCGAAACCCTGGTGGGTGACATGGAGCGGGCCGCCGAGCTCGACGACATGATCCAGGCGGCCGGCACCCAGATGGGCGAAGTCACCGACGAGTACGCCACCGCCCTCGAGGAGAACGGCGACGCCATCCTCACCCCCCTCGGCCAGTTCGGCCTCGACATGACCGAGGCGATCGCAGCCGGCATCGACAGCGGAGACCTCACCGGCCCCCTCCTGGCGAAGGTCAACGAGGCGGTCCGGCAGGTGACGGGCCGCACCGGAGTGTTCAACGTCCGAGGGCCCGTCGGGTCGAGCGGACCCGACACCGGCATCCGGGCCTACCAGGAGGGAACCTGGGCGGTCCCCGGCGGACCCGGCACCCGAGTCAACGCCGTCCTCCACGGCTCCGAGATTGTCGTGCCGCCCGAAGGGACGGGAGGCCGCGCCGAGTTCGCCCGGCAGATCGCAGCGGAACTGAGCGCCGTCATGGGAGGCGGAGGCAGCGGAGCGACCAGCGTCCGCATCGACCAGGTGACAGTCCTCGTGCCCGCCGGCACGACCGTCGGCGAGGCGATCACGGCGGGAGGAGCGCAGGCGGCGATCGAAGCGCTGCTGAACTGAGGAGACCATGGCAACCATCGACCCCTGGCACCTGAAGATCGACGGCAACATCATCGCCACCTACGCCCGCGCCATCGAGGACCTGACCGGCCGGGACGCCATCCCCGCCCGCCGGCTCGCCGACCACCACGCCGCCGGCGTCGACGGCACCTACCCGCACCCGAACGGAGGGCCCGCCCTTTTCACCGCCAAGACCCAGCGCCTCCGAATCTGGGTGAGCCCGTTCAACGCCGACGGCAACACCGTCCACGCCAACGGGCCCCGAGCCCACCTCCGGGAGAACCTGGACGAACTGTGGCGCATCGTCGCCGGCAGCAGCCGGGACGCCCACACCATCCAGTGGATCGACCCGACGCCGAGCGCCACCCGCACCCTCGAGAACACGGCACGCATCGCCGTAGCGCCGAGCGGAGGCAGCCGCCTCGTCCGCCACCTCGACCTCACCCTCACCTACCCCTGGCCGTTCTTCCGAGACGTCACCACCGGCCTGCAAACACTCGGGCCCTTCACCGGAGCGCAGAGCTTCACCCCGCAGGGCACCGCACCCCTCGCCGACCTGACCCTCACCTGCACCAGCGCCGGCCGGCTCACCCACGACGAGACCGGCGAATACGTGGAGGTGGACTCGATCCCGAGCAGCAGCGTCATCATCAACCAGCGGCCGCCGAGGACCGTGACGAGCGGAGGCAACGACGCCCGCCACGTCTTCTGGTCGAGCCACGCCCACGGCCTCCGCTTCGACGCCGGCGTCCTCGCCAACCTGACGATCACCGGCACCTGGGCCCTCGCCTACTACCCGCAGCACCACGGATGACCACCTGGCGAGTCGCAGCCTGGACCCACCCGCAGGACCCCGGCGGATTCCGCCAGAGGACCCACAGCGTCGAGTTCCTCCGCTTCGACTGCAACGACCCGGAGGAGCCCCGAGGCCGCATGACGATGACCGTCCCCGCCGACTACCCGTGGCAGGACCTCATCGCCGTCGCCAACCCGAACGACCCGGCCGACACGAGCCTCATCCGCCTCTACCGGGAGGGCGAAAGCAACGACAGCCCCCCCGACGTCGAGTACAAGCTGATCAACTTCACCCGGCGGATCACCGACGACAACCAGGCCGTCGTGGACCTGTTCGGAGCGGACTGGCGGACCGAGGCCCTCCAGGCGGCCGTCCTCCGCTGGTTCGACTGGGCGGAGGGCGCCGACCGGACCGTCGACCCCGACTGGTCGTTCGGCATGGGCCGGGACATGATGAGCGGAGCCGGCGGATTCGAAACCGACAGTTTCCCCAACGGAGGCTTCGAGGACGGCGACGCCACCCACTGGTCCACCCCCGAGGGCGGCAGCATCGCCGCCGTCAACGACCCCGTCCAGGCGGACACCGGCGACTTCTACGGCCTGTGGAACCCGGCCGGCGTCGGCACCATCCTGAGGCGGACCATCACCAGCGTCCGGGTCGGAGAGCAGTTCACCGTCACCGGCAAACTGGACGACCTCAGCGGCAGCGGCGAACGCATCCGCATCGGCATCAGCGGAGCGACCACCGCCAGCCACACCAACGCATACCAGAGCGACGGCATCTGGTGGGCCGAGCTCGCCAACGCCACCAACGGCAACGGCAGCACCACCGGCAGCTACCAGACCACCACCCTCACCTTCGTCGCCGGCGAACAGCCCGTCGAACTCATCATCGAATACCAGGACACCGGCGACCACAACATCGCCGTCGACAGCTGGGACGTGACCACCGGCGCCGAATTCGACGTAGGCGACTGGATCACCGGCGGGACGATCGCCACGATGAACACCGCCGAGATCAGCACCGAGCAGGCGCACAGCGGAACCCGCAGCCTCAAGCTTCAGGGCAGCCAGCCGGCCTACGTCGACGCCTTCGGCCGCATCAGCTACATGCACGTCCGAGCCCAATACGAGCGGGAGATCACCCTCACCCCCGGCAAGCTCTACACGAGCGAAGCGTGGGTGTACCACACCGCCGGCAGCGCCCGCACCTTCTCGATCTGGGCGAACCGGAGCGCCCCGAAGGGCCCGCTGGCGAAAACCGTGACCGGAGGCTTCCTGCCCGCCCCCGGCAGCTACCACATGGCGAGCGCCACCGTCAGCGCCGCCCCGAACACGTGGACCCGCCTCCGCTGGACGAGCATCGCGGACACGACCGGCGTCCACCTCGCCGTCGCCTGGAACGGAGGCAAGACCAACGTCGGCGTCCAGAGCAGCCCGACCTTCTACGTGGACGACTACGTCATCGTCGAGGGCCTCCCCGCCAGCACCCTCGGCGTCATCAGCGACATGATCATGGACGACGCCCAGACCGACCACCCGACCGTCGCCAAGATGCCCTACATCACCGGACGGACCTACACCGACACGCAGGGCAGCGAGGGAGCCGACTGGCCGCAGGAGGAGTCGGTCCTCCTGAGGAGAGGCCAGAAGTACGGCACCCACATCTACGGCGGCCTCTTCCGAAACCTCGGCTACGACTTCGACGTCACCCCCAACACGACCGACCCGACCGACCCCGAATGGGACCTCCACCTTTGGGGACCCGACGGCCGAGGCACCGACCGGACCGGCGAGCTCGCCTTCCTCGTCGGCCTCGGCGTAGCCGGCGGCCTCGTAGCCGGCCGTCTCCCGGCCGCCAGCCGCATCCTGGCGGAGGGAGCCGACGGCATCATCACCGAAGTCGCCAACGGCGCCCAGGAGACACAGACGGGCATCTACGAGGAGTGGCTGGGCGACCCCGACATGATCGACCACCCGAGCCTGACCGCCCGCGCGGCGACCGCCCTCGAGGAGGAGCTCGCCAACCGGATCGCCGTCAGCATCGAACTCGACGACAGCGCCCCCACCCCATACGCCGACTTCGGAGTCGCCGACCGGGCCCTCTTCGGCTGGCAGGGGACCACCGACCGCCACGAACGGAAGATCAGCGAGATCGCCATGAGGGCGGAGGCGGACGCCAACGGCAGCGTCCACTGGACGACGGCCATCACCGCCAGCCGGCTCCTCCAGGGCGAGGCGGCGAACAGGGAGGCCCTCTACCGGCTGCTCACCGCCTACAAGGCGATGCCCGAACAGGACGAGGACACGACCGCGGCGCCGGGCGGAGGAGGAGGCGCCTTCACCTTCCAGATCGCCGCCGCCGACGGGCCCCCGCAGGAGCAGGCCGACGCCCACATGACCGCCCACCCGGACAACGCCGCCGCAGCCATCATGGAGGCGGCCAACCAGCTCGACAACGTGACCACCCCCTACCGAGGCGGCCGCATCGTCCTCGGCTCCGGGACCTTCAACATCGACGCCGGCGAGATCAGCCTCCCCGGCGGCATCACCCTCGAAGGCGTCGGACCGGAGGCGACCCTCATCCAGAGCACCGCCACCAGCGGCGTCCTCATCGCCACCGACGACGCCTGCGCCGTCCGCAACCTGAGCATCAAGGGAGGAGCCGGCAGCAGCATCGGCATCAGCCTCCAGGACGTGTGCACCGTCGACAACGTGTGGTTCTTCCTCCTCGGGACCGCCATCCAGGCCGGCAGCCTGAACACGATCACCCGCTGCTCGATCCCCTTCCCCGGAGCCCAAGCCGTCCAACAGTTTGTCGACGCCAGCGCCGGCCTCTTCGACATCATCATCGCCCACAACCAGGTTTGCAGCGACGTCGACATCGGCAGCAGCCAGAACGTCCTCATCATGGGGAACGAGTTCACCGAGGGCATCTTCGCCGACGGCGCCATCCAGGTCAGCATCATCGGGAACTACAACATCAACAGCAGCGGCATGGGCCTCATCGAGGCGGCCAACATGACCGACTTCATCATCGCCGACAACAACTGGCTCGAGCCCGGAGGGTTCGACGGCATGATCCTCGACACGTGCACCCGAGGCGTCGTGAGGGGGAACCACTTCGGAGAGAGCACCGACACCGGCATCCTCCTCGACGGCTGCACGAAGGTGCTCGTGGAAGGGAACTACCTGGAGTTCCCCGGCCTCCACGGCATCCAGCTCGTCGGCAGCAACAACTGCTCGATCGTCGGAAACTTCGTCTTCGCCGCCAGCCAGAACAGCGACAACACGAGCGACAACATCTACGTCGCCGGCGACGCCAACCTCATCCACGGCAACAAGCTCACCGCAGCAGGAGCGTTCGCCGCCGCCCGATACGGCATCAACATCGTGAGCGGCACCGGCAACGCCGTCCACGCCAACGACCTCGGCACGAGCGCCGACTACGGGACCGCCGACAGCGTCGACAACGGGACGAGCACGATCACCACCGCGGCGGGAGGCGCCATCGGTGGCCAGTTCGCCCGCTGAGAACCGCCCGGACCACCGGCAGGCCGCTAGCCTCGAAGCCATGCCCCTCGGGACGATCGCCGACATTCCCGCCGACCGCTTCGAACGCCTCGAACGGGCCATCCTCGGAGACCCCGACGTCGGCCACCTCGGCGCCATCGAACGGCTCAACAAGATGGACGCCGAACACGGCCTGATCCCCGCCATCCACGAGGCGATGAGGGAGGAGCGGACCGCCGGCGACCGCCGCATCCACGAACGCCTCGACGCCCACGCCGCCGAAGTCGCCGAGAACCGGGCGCAGGACCGCGAGCTCGCCCGAGCGCACAGCGAAGCCATCGAGAAGAAGATCGACCGGCTCTGGTGGATGCTCATCGGCAGCACCGCCGCCGGCTTCGTCGGAGGGTGGGCGGCGAGCGGCGCCCCCGTCCCCACCCCGTAAATCCTCACGCCCGCCGCAGACCCCGCCTAGCCTCTCCGCCATGAGCAGGAACATCGGACGGCTCAGGTTCCGCCAGGCCGACCCCCGCAGAGACCTCCACGTTCCCCGACGGGAACGCAAGACCACCGACCCGGCCGACGGCAGCGACGACGGCACAGACCCCGTCACCGGCGAGAACGACACCGACGCCATCGACCCGACCGCCATCCGGGCGGCCGGCGGAGTCGTCGCCCAGGAGGACCTCACATGACGGACTACAACTGGGCGCCCTACGAGCGGGCCACCGGCTGCACCCGGTTCGGCCCGGCGGGAGCCCAAGCCATCGCCGTCTACCTTGAGGACTGGTTCCCCGGCCAGACCAGCTACGGCATCTGCAACTGCCGGGAGGTGTTCGGCGGGACCACGTGGAGCCACCACGCCGAATGCCGGGCCTACGACGAAGGGTTCGCCGCCACGACCGGCCAGCGGATCGGCATCGAAACCCTCGAGCTCCTCGGCCCCCACGGAGCCCGCATCGGCATCGACCACCTCATCGTCAACTTCGACCCCGGCGCCGCCGACCGAGGAGACCCCCGCATCTACTCGGCGTCGAGCCCGCAGGGCAAGACCTACACCGGAGCCCACCCCCACAAGAACCACAACCACATCGGCCTGACACGAGCGGCCGGCGTCCGCCTCACCTACGCCACCCTCGTCGCCGTAGCGGGAGCCCCGCCGTCGGCGACCCCACCACCCCCGAGCACAGGAGGGACCTACACCGTGAACGTCACCCGGAGCACCGTCAAGAAGGGCGACAAGGGCACCACCGTCGCCATCGCCCAGAGCCTCCTGGCGCAGAAGAACCACCCGCCGGCCAACAGCTTCGACAGCCAGCACCGGCCCGACGGGATCGCCGGGAGCGGATTCGACACCGCCGCCCGGAACTTTCAGAAGGCCAAGGGCCTCACCGTCGACGGCATCGTCGGCCCCAACACGTGGACAGCACTGGAGAAGCCATGACCCTCACCGCCGTAATCCGGACCGTCGCCCAGGCGCTCGCCGCCTGGCTCATCGGCCTCGCCTGGGTGGCCAACGCCGCCGCCTGGCTCGCCGAACAGGGGATCGCCCTGGACGAGACCGTCCTCGAGGCCGGCATCTTCACCGCCCTCCTCGGAGGAGTGACCGCCGCCGTCAACTGGGCGGGCCGACGGTGGCCATGGGTGAACAAGGTCTTCAGCCTTGGGCGCAGCACCGACAGCGCCACCTACTGACCGAGGCGCCCTAACCACCGACCTCCTCAGCGGCACCGACGGACCCCACGCCGACACCGCCGAGGCCTTTCTCCACGCCCGCATCTGCGAGGACTGCTGGGAGGAGCCGGCGACCGCCGACCCGGCCGAACACCTCGGGCCCGCCTGCGCCCGACCCCTCTGAGAAACCTCAGAAAACCGCCACAACCCCCTTGACACCCGGCGCCGGCCGTGGCATCGTCGTCCTCACTTGACAACCGAGGGCCAACGGGCAACGGAACGGCAACGCAAGGGAGCCGAGCACGCTGCAGAAGCCTCCACAGACCGACCTCGACCTGCGGGACATACCGAGCAGGGAGGAACCGGCCGGAGTGAACACAGCGGCCGAGTGGACCGGAAACCTCACGACCCGGAAGCGCACCAAAGGCCGAGCCCGGCCAGGGAGACAGAACGACCCCGATGAGAAGCCCCACGAGGGCGGACGTGAGGGGAAGCGGACCACGGACCCGCCCCCAGCCCGGCAGAGCCCCAGCAGGCCAGCCAGCCAGCAGGAGCGCCCACCGGCCCTCGGATGCCAAGGGCGGAACCACCGCCACGCTCTAAAGAGAAGGAGAGCACCCATGGCAACAGCAGCCCACGTCGACGTCGTCGAGGACGCCGCCCAGATCGCCGACAACCTCGGCCTCCGCTGGAGGTTCACCGAGAAGGCCACCCAGGCCGGCCTGAGCCGGCAGGTGACGGTCTACGGCGCCAACTACGACGGCACCGACCGGAGCGGGAAGCGCCGCAAGGTCGCCGACAAGGTCCGCATCACCGACAAGCCAGGCCCGACCGCCGAGGCGCTCAGCCTCACCGGCAACAACGCCAGGGTCAGCCTGACCACCTTCGAGGACGAGGACCGCGAGGCCGTCACCGAAGCCCTCATCGAAATACTGGGAGAGGTGGCCTGAGTGGCCACCTCCTCCATTTTCGACACCCAGGTTTTCTTCAGCCTGGACACCGGAGACCAGTACGTCCGCAGCAACGACCCCGAGACCCCGACCGCCCGAGTGGTCGAAGGCGTCTGGGCGGACTGCGAATGCGGCACCCGCATCCTCCTCCAGGAGAACGGCGACGAGGGCTGGCCGACCGGCCTCGAATACCAGCAGCACTACTACCAGGAGCACACCCGGCCCCGCCTGAGGGCGGAGGAGACCGCACAGTGAAGGCGCCACGGAAAACCGGCGAGCCGGCCGAGCCCCGCTGCTGGTGGTGCAAGATCAAGACCGAGGCGGAAACCGGGTACAGAGGGAGCGCCCCGGACCTCGCCCTGCCACCCGGCGCCGGCGTCGTCGTCTGCACGCCCGCCTGCCCGGAGCGGCCCGAGGGCGCGACCGTCTGGGCGACAAGGAGGATCAGCAAATGATCGACCTCGACCCGTACAAGGCGAAGGAGGCCCTCGAACGGGCCAGCGCCAACATCACCCGAGCACTCGTCGAAGCCCGAGGCGCCGCCCTCGAGGCGGGAGCCGCATACGCCGCCCAGGAGGACGGCGACCTCGACGAGCTCCAAGACTGGAGGACCGCAGAGGGCACCGTCACCGGCCTCGCCGAGGCCCGCCGCATCCTGGACGACGCCATCGCCAAGGCGAAGGGCTCGTGCCGCTGGTGCGGAGGACCCGACGACCACGGCCAGGACTGCCGGCCCGCCCCCTACGGCACCCAGCCGACGACGAGACGCATCCGATGAGCGAACACCACCTTACCCGATGCGGACGGTGCGGCGACCTCGCCAAACCGAAGGGAGGCGACTGCACGACCTGCGCGAGACGGAGCCGATGGGTGCGCCGCATCCACCGGACCACCGGAGCAGCGTTCTGGGCCCTCGCCCTCATCGCCGCCGGCAGCGCCGAACCGATCAGCGGAGCAGCCTGGTCAACCACCCTAACCCTTGCGGCAGGAGCCGGCTGGGCGGGAGTAGTCTGGCTGCTCACCAACCCGGCCCTGGACGACGCCAGGGAACACGAGAAGGAGAACGGACAATGAGCAAGACCGACCACCAGCCGAAGGGCGGCACCCGCCCCGAGCCGAGACAACGCCACGTGTGGGCGGTCGTCTGGGCGAAGGGCAACCAGCGACGGACCCGAGGCCTCTACTCGAGCGCGGAGCGGGCGCGGGCGGCCGTCGAAGCCGAGGCGCCGGGCACCCGCCAGCACCTCGAGCTGGAGCAGATGGAAATCAACGGGCCCGCATGAGCAGCCGACCGACCTGGGTGGTGCTCCTCCTCGGAGCACGCAACCCGTACGACGGCGAGGGAGGCCTCCGCATCGTCCAGGCGGACACCGCCGAGGAGGCCGTGAGGGCGGCGCACCCGCAGCCGCCCTCCACCCTCAAAGTCCGCCACGCCTGGACCCACCGGCTCGCCGACCCCTACGACCCGACCCTCGTCCCCGCCGACGTGCCCAAACCCGAATGGGGAACCCCGAGGAGCGGACGATGACGTGGACCGTCAGCGTCGCGCAGAGCAGCCGAGGCGCCTACCACATCGCCGCCGTTCACGAGCTCGACCTGAGGCCGATCTGCGGGCCCCGGCCGCCGCAGCGGGAACGCTGGAACACGAACGACGACGCCGAGACCATGGGCGAGATGCTCCGCAAGTGGGAGAACACCATCCACCCCGACCTGCGCTGCACCCGCTGCACGAACGAGGCCCGCCGCCAGCTGGCCTCGTCGGAGAACGGACGGCACGCCGTCGAGGGAGAAGGGCTGGCGGTCGGGCCCGGACCCCGAGAATAGAGGAGAACAACCATGACCACGAGGACCACCACCCTCCACGACCCGGTCGGCACGAACGAGATCGCCGACCGGCTCAGCGTGGAGCCGGCCACCGTCTACAGCTGGCGAGCCCGAGGGAAGAACCTGACGAGGAGACCGCCGCTGCCCGCACCGGCGGCCATCCTGACCAACACGCCCCTCTGGGAGTGGGCGACCATCGAGGCCTGGGCGCAGGAGACCGGACGCCTCAAACAGCAAGGAGCACGAACGGATGAGACGAAAGCACCGCCTACGTGAACGAGTGAGAGCCATCGGCAACTACCCGCTCACCCACCAGGAGACGAATGAGCAACATACAGCGAATCAAGGACGCCACGAACAGCCCCGGCGCGGGCGCCTGGGCCGAGGAGGACTGGGACAGCCTGATCGCCGGCGAACTAGCACGGCAGGCGGCAGCGACCGGAGCCAGCGAGGCGGAGCTCGCCTGGATCCTCCAGGGCGCCCTGCGGGAGTACCGGCAGACCCTCGAGGCGGCCGAGAGCGCACTGAGGAGATGGCGGGCGGCCGACGTTGACGCCAACGGGCCCGTCCGCTTCGGAGACACGTTCACCCGAGTAGCGCCGAAAACGAAGCGGGAGATCATGGACCGACCCGGCCTCATCGCCTGGCTGGCGCACACCGCAGAGCGCCTAGGAGGCGACCAGGACGCCGCAGACCTCATCGACAAGGTCTGGCGCCTCGACGCCGCAAACATGCGCATAACGAGCCTCAGAGGCGTCGCAGAGCGAGCCTGGCGGGCCGAGCACCCGGACAGCGACGACGAGGCGGCGAAGGCCTACGCCCGGACCATCATCGACACGTTCATCCACGAGGACCGGGACGAGGCCGGCACCCTCGAGGAGCTCCCCCTGAGCAAGGCGCCGCAGTACGCCAGGAGGCTGGGCCACGGCCACCGGGTCGGGACCTTCGCCAACGAGCCCGAGGAGCCCGCAGAGTGACCGCCACCCTCCACCTCGAAGGCCTCGACAACGAGGAGCTCACCACCCTCGACCCGAGGGCCCGCTGCACGCCAAGGCTGGGCGCCACCCGGATACTCCCCACGAAAACCTGCAAGACCAGCGGCCTCATGCGATGGCACTGGAAGCGGACCGGAGGAGTCATCGTGGACGCCGCCCTCGTCCAGATCGGCGACCGGACCTGGGCCTGCACCGTGGACCCGCCGATCGTCCTCGCCCCCGGCGACGGCCTGGAACTCACCGCCAGCCTGGCCGACTTCGGCTGAAAGCGTCACACCCGACCAGTAACCTAGACAACCAACAGCGACACGGAAGCCACGAGAAGGGAGCCCACCGTGAGCACAGACACCATGACCGACGAACCCGAGATCATCGACGTAGAGCCGGCCGAGGAGAGGACCGCCCAACTCGTCCCCACCCAGGGCGCCAGCGCCGCCCTCTTCGGAACCACCGACCCCGTCGAAGTCCTCGTAGCAGCCCGCCGAGCCGCCGAAGCCCTCGTCCAGGTCCTCGAGGAGCGGCAGCTGTACAAGCAGATCAGCAACAAGAAGCACGTCTACATCGAGGGCTGGCTGATGCTCGCCGGCATGCTCCAAGTCAGCACCCCGAACACGTGGGTGCGGGAGATCATCGAAGCCGGCGAGAGGGTGGGCTGGGAGGCCCGCTACGAAGCCCGAGCCGCCGACGGCCGCCTCCTCAGCAGCGCCGAGGGGGAATGCCGGCGGATGGAGGAGGACCGGAAACGCAACGGCGAAATCGTCCGCAAGTGGGAGCACCGGGCGGAGCACGCCATCCGGTCGATGGCGCAGACCCGAGCCCAGTCGAAAGCCCTCGCCAGCGCCCTCCGCTGGGTGGTGGAACTGGGAGGGTTCAGCGGCACCCCCGCCGAGGAGATGAGCGACGACGGCGAACCCGCCGCCCCGGCCCTCAAATGCCCGGCCTGCGGCCAGCACACCGTGAGAGACAACCGGGCAGCGAAGAAGGCGGACCCCGACGGCAAGGAGAAGTGGCCGGCCTTCGGCTGCCGCAACGACGACTGCCACGGCGGGAGCGGAGGCCGAAGCTGGGCGACCTGGGACAGCCACTACTACGAACAGAAGGCGCCCACCCCGGAGGTGGCGGCGAAGCAGCAGGCCCTCGCCGTCGTGGCCGCCCACCCGGAGGGCTGGGCCGCCTACTTCGAGGAGGACGCCCCCGGATACACCGACGACGAGCGGGCCATCCTCAGCACCCTCCACCAGGGAGGCGACGACCGGGAGAAAGCCGGCTTCCTCTGGAACCGGCTCGTCGCCGCCGCCCAGCGGACCGGGACGATCGCCACCGTCGAGGACATCACCCCCCGCGAGTACGCCATCCTCGGCCGGGCAGCCGAGATCGCCATCGCCCAGGCGGCCGACGACCACGAGGACATCATCCTCGAGGAGGACGCCCTCGCCCAGGCGGACGCCGAAACCGGAGACCTAGACTCCCCCGGCGAACCCGAGGAGGAGGACGACCCGAGCGTCGGCTACTAGAGAGAAGGGCGGGCCCTCGGGCCCGCCGCCGAGGATGAGAAGGAGCGGACCCGGCCGGGCCCACGAGGGACCCCCCACGCCGCCGCCCCCGGACCCCGATCTCAGGTTGTGAGGAGAAGCGGACCCGGAGGCGGCCGGCGCCGGCCTACAGGTTCCCACAGCCAGCCCCCGCCAAACCAGCACCCGGCAAGAAAACACCCCGGAAAGCCGACTGCGACGCCCACGACGCGCTACAAATACGGACCCGACACCGGACCTCGAGAGAAGGGAGACCACCCGTGTCAATCCGCCAGATCGGCGAATGCTTCTACACCCCGACCCTCCAGCCCAACGAACGGCTGGTCGCCATCGCCCTCGCAGACTTCGCCGACGACCACGGCCGGGCCTGGCCGAGCCTGGCGACCATCGCCGAAAAGACCGGCTACAGCCGCCGGCAGACCCAGCGGATCGTCCACCAGCTCCGGGACCTCGGCTACGTCGAAATCCTCATCGACGCCACCTGGTCCAAGACGCCCCTCTACCAGCTGCACCCCGAAACCCTCGCCCGCCCGGAACGCTTCGAGGACACGCCGCTGCCCCTCCACGAGGCGGAGACCATCAGCGAAACCCTCGCCCGGCGAGGGGGTGACAAAATGACACCCCACGACACTGGTGACACCCCAGGGGGTGACACTGATGGCACCCAGGGGGTGACACCAGCGACGCCAGGGGGTGACACCGGCGACACCCAATCCGTCATAGAACCGTCAGTAGACCCGTCAGAGGAACCGTCATCGGAGGAGCCGGGAATCGCGCTCGAAGTCCTCCGCGACACCTTCGAACCCGAAAGAGCGCCGAGGCCACGCAACCCCGGCTGGGACGCACTCACCGACGTCTTCGGCTACGACCCGGAGGAGACCGGCGAACGAACCCTCTGGGGACAGCTGGCCGCGAGAGCGAACGCGGAGCCCGACCCCGACCTTGCCATCAAGGGCAGGGCGACGGTCATCATCCGGGAGTGGGGGACGAAAGCCCTCACCGCCGCCAGCCTGAAGAAACACTGGCAGCGGGCCGGCAGCCAGATCGCCCAGGCGACCGAAGCGGACGCCGACCGCCTCCGCGACGCCAGCGAACAGGCCCGCCGACGGGAACGACTCGCCGCCCTCGAGGAGCAGGCGGCCCACCAACTACCAGGAGACACCGATGGCAACACCCACTGAGCTCGCCCGAGTCGTCGAATACTGCGAGGACCGCTGGCCGGGCACCCGCAACTTCCGACACGTCGAGAAGGCCGCCTGGGACTTCGGAGGCATCCCCGCCCGAGCCCTCCACGAGGCGGCACAACACCACTTCACCGCCGGCGAACGGACAGCGCCGACCCTCAGCCAACTCCGCCACGAGGGAGCACGCATCGCCGTCGAACGAGGCTGGACCGACCCGCAGACCACCGAATGCGCCACCCGAGGCCACCACGGAGCCCGAGCCATCGAGGACGCCCGCGACAGCCACGGCCGCCTGAAAACCGACGGCAACGGCAACCCCCTCCGCGAAGGCATGTGCGTCGAATGCGGAGACACGACCATCCGCCCCGCCCACCAGCTGCTCACCGAAGGCGAGAAGGCCGCCCAACGGGAGGGAGCGCAGGAGCCCGCCGGCGCCGGCGACCCCCTCGCAGACCGGATCAGCCCATGAGGGCCCGCTGCCCCTACTTCACCGACGGCCACCACCGCTTCTCCGGCCACGCCATCCGCCGCTGCCCCTGCGGAGACGAACAGACCTGGGCCCAACCCGGCCTCTTCGACCAGCCGAGACCGGCGATCGACCGGACGACGACAGCCACCAGCAGCGCCCACCCGGAGACAAGCCACCAGGCAGCCACCCGAGCCCAACCGAGGAGCGGAACCCGCAGAGCGGCCGTCCTGACGGCTCTCATGGCCGCCGGCGAGGAGGGAGCCACCGACGAGGAGCTCCAGGAGCAGACCGGCATCATGCTCCAGTCGGAGATCCCCGCCCGCAACAGCCTCGTCAAGGACGGCTGGGCGGAGGACACCGGCCGCCGCCGCCCGACCCGCACCGGCAGCCAAGCGATCGTCTGGGCCTTCAAACCATGAGCGACCGACAGCCGACCTGCGTCTGCACCCTCGGCGCCCCCTGCCGAGCCCACGAACCCGACCCCGACCTCCAGGCGGCGAAGGAGGCCGCCAAGGCCGCCCTCGAGGAGTGGGCCCGCACCATGAACGCCGAGCTCGCCGACGCCGGCGTCACCATCACCATCACCGTCGGAGGGCAACGCCTGTGACCTTCACCATCCACCGCTGCCACACCTGCCAGGCGACGGTTACGACCGCGGAGGCCTTCGACCACGACGCGCGGGGACACGACACCGAGACGATCCCCCTGAAGCAGGAGCGCCGGCGAGGGCAGAAGGGCCCCGAGACGAAATGGGCCAGCCCCTGGACCCCCGAGGAGCCGCAGCCGTGACCAAAGCCACCATCGTCAGCACCCGAGAAATCCCCCTCCGGGACCTCGAACGCCACCCGGAGAACCCGAACCGACGCAACGACGTCGAGGACCTCCGCCAGAGCCTCCGCCGCTTCGGCCAATACCGGACCATCGTCGTCCAGGAGAGCCGCATGAGAGTCATCGCCGGCACCCACGTCTTCGACGCCGCCGGCGAGGAGGGCTGGCCGACCATCAAAGCCAACATCATCGACGTAGACGACGACACCGCCCTCGCCATCCTCATCGCCGACAACCGGCTCGCCGAATTCGGCGTCCGAGACCCCGACACCCTCACCACCATCCTCCGACAGCTCGACACCAGCGACCTCGGCCTCGACGGCACCGGCTACACGACCGCGGACCTCGCCGAACTCCTGAGCCCCGCCCGAGCAGCCGTCACCAAACCCCTCGCCGAACGGTTCCTCGTCCCCCCCTTCACCGTCCTCGACAGCCGCCGAGGCTACTGGCGGGAACGGAAAGCCGAATGGCTCGCCCTCGGCATCCGCTCAGAACTCGGCCGCAAAGAGGACCTCGCCATGGACAGCCTCAGCGGACGAGTCCCCGACTACTACGACCAGAAACGGACCATCGAGGCCTACCTCGGCCGGGAGCTCCCCAACAAGACCTTCGAGGAGAAGTACCTCCGCCTCCCCGAAAACGAGTCGACCATGGGCGCCGCCGGCACATCGATCTTCGACCCCGTCCTCGTCGAAATCGCCTGCCGCTGGTTCGCCCCCACCGGAGGAACCATCCTCGACCCGTTCGCCGGCGGAAGCGTCCGAGGAGTCGTCGCCGCCATCCTCGGCCACCCGTACACCGGCATGGACCTCGCCGCCGACCAACTCGAAGCGAACCGAGCGCAATGGCAGGCGATCGACGCCGCCATCCCCGACGCCGGCCCCGCCCCCGACTGGCAGCACGGAGACAGCAGCACCGACCTCCCCGACGGCCCCGCCGACCTCATCCTCACCTGCCCCCCCTACTACGACCTCGAGAAATACAGTGACGACGAACGAGACCTCAGCAACATGACCTACCCCCGCTTCCTCGAAACCCTCGACGCCATCATCCGAGCCACCCTCGACCGCCTCCGCAAAGACCGTTTCGCCGTCTGGGTCGTCGGAGACGTGAGGGACAAACACGGCAACTACCGAGGCCTCGTCGCCGACACCATCCGCCTCCACCAGCAGGCCGGCGCCCACCTCTACAACGACGCCATCCTCGTCACCCCCACCGGCAGCCTCGCCGTCACCGCCGGCCGCCAATTCGAAGCCAGCCGCAAACTCGGCAAACAACACCAGAACGTCCTCATCTTCGGCAAGGAGGGAGAGGGCCCCATCGCCGAAGCCGTCGCCGACACGTTCACCAAAGCCTGGCAGCTGGGCCGCAACCACACCGACGTCCTCGTCTTCGCCAAGGGCGACGGGAAGAAGGCCACCGCCGCGGCCGGCCCCGTCGCCGTCGACACCCTCCCCGAACTATGAGACCAGCGCCAAGCCGAGAGTGGCGCGGCCACCAGGAAGCCGGGAGCGGCCCACACCCCGCCCAACAGACCCGGAGGCCAGGGCATCACGACCGGAGGACCCACCAGAGCGGGCCCACCGGGCAAATAACCTCGGCAGCAGGAGGAGCCGACGCACGGGCAACCCGGCGCCCGGTCCTGACGGCGGCCTCCTGCACCCCCGCCCCCGAGGAGCCCCGCCCATGACCGGCCGGCCCACCAAACTCACCCCACAACTCGCCGACTTCATCGTCAACCTCATCGAAGGAGGCGTCCCCCGCCGCCGAGCAGCCGAAGCCGCCGGCATCGCCGCCTCAACCCTCTTCGACTGGCTCAGCCGAGGAGACAACGAACACCCCATCAACCCCGACCACCACCGCAAGGCGGAGCTCCAGCGCATCGCCCGAGAACGAGAAATCGAGATCCCCCGCAGCGCCACGAAAGAACAGATCGCCGCCGCCATCAACGACGCCCCCACCCCCTTCTCGGACTTTTCGGACCGCGTCAGAGCCGCCGACTCCCGCTTCTTCGCCAGCGCCATCGGCAAGATGAGGGAGACCGGAGGAGACGACTGGCGCATGTGGGACCGCCTCCTCGAGCGCCGGTTCCCCGAACTCCGCATCGGCCGAGCCGGCGAGGACGCCCTCGCAGACCTCGACCACCTGGTCGGCAGCGACGCCGACGCCGAACGGGCCCTCGAACGCAGCGAGACCATCCGCATCAAGATGCTGGGCACCGGAGACCCGCCCACCGGGACCGACGGATGAGCACCGAACCCTGCCGCCGCTGCGGAGCCGCCATCCGCTGGGCCCGCAACAACCGGACCGGCCGGCCAGCCCCCATCGACCCCGAACCCCACCCCGACGGCAACATCGTCCTCGACGGCGACGAATACCGGGTCGTCCGACCAGACCGGGACCTGTTCACCGACCCCGGCACACCCCTCCACCTCAACCACTTCGTCACCTGCCCCAACCCGCCAGGACGCCGGCCATGAACCCGGCCGCCCCCTTCGAACACCCGATCGCCGCCAGCCGCCACCACGGCATCACCGTCGTCCGAGACGACATCATCCCCGGAGGCACGAAAACGAGAGCCGTCGACGCCATCCTCGACGGCCTCCCACCCCACGTCGCCTACGCCGGCCCCGCCTACGGCTACGCCCAGATCGCCCTCGCCCACGGAGCCCGCCTCACCCACCGCACCGCCCACATCTTCACCGCAAGCCGCCACCACCCCCACCCCAACACGACCACCGCAGCGCAGGCGGGAGCCCGCATCCACGAGATCGCCCCCGGCTACCTGAGCCAGACCCAACACCGGGCCAACGCCTGGGCGGCCGAGGCGCCGGCGGAGCGGGCCGTCCTCCCCTTCGGCTTCGACAGCGAAACCTTCCGCACCACCCTCGCCCGCCGCATCCGCACCGCCCTCGAGGAGGCCGCAGCAGCCCCCGGCCCCCTCCGAGCCGTCACCGGCCGCCTCGCCCCCTACCGGGCCGACGAGCTCGTCGCCGCCATCACCGACCCCGCCGAAGTGTGGGTGGCCGCCGGCAGCGGAACCCTCACCCGCACCCTCCAGGACGTCTACCCGAACGCCGACCACCACGCCATCCTCGTCGGCAAACAGGACGCCGACATAGGCCAGGCGGAACCCCACCACCACCCCCAGCCGTTCGAGCAGGCCGCCCGCAGGCCGCCCCCAAACCCGAGCACCGCCAACTACGACGC